GTTCAGAACCAGTCGTTCATTCTTGACCAGCTTGCCGACGTACTGCCTCGACCACCCCTTCAGCTCGCAGTACTCCTTGCGAGTTACAAAAGCCATGCGGCCTCCATCGTCGTGGCTTGTTAAGCCTGTCAACTAACCCGGCTTAGTTGACAGGCCTTCCGACCATTGCGCCGGGGCTGCTGTTTAAGAAAATGAACAGGCATGAAAAGGCTATACAGCCCAATAGAACCGGGGGTTACTTCACTACAAAACACTGTTTGGATCACGCGAACTCTGTCGCTGGAAACACAGAATTTCTTGTCAACCTGTCAACCACTGTCAACTAACTTTCCAGCCCTGTGGCTAACGCTTTCCCGCGGGTTTCCGACCCCGTACCCTTCGGATAACCCCAGGGTCCCCGGCGATGTCAGCTCCAAGTCGGGTCAGGTCTCACCTTTGACCCACAACTCCTTCCCGTCATCGCCACGCGGACCTGCATTGGCCGATCTCCTTGGAGTATTTGATTGTCAGCGACCTACTCGTCGACTTGAATACCTGCCTTCTTTGCCAAGAACCGGGTGTACAAACCACCGGCTACATCGGCACCAATCACCGCAATGACGATGCCCAATCCAGCAGCGAGGTAGAGGTTGTTCCAGAGCGCCATCGCTAACAGGAACGTCGCCATTCCCAGCAAGCCTGACGCGAGAAAACGTAACGCTACTCGCTGCAGGATCTGCCGTAACCCGAGGTCACTGCCTGATGCTCTAAGCATCTCCCCAGACAAGCCTGCCATGCTCAGCAGTATCAGAAGCCAAAGGGGTACATCCGCGAGAGCTTGGTGCTCCGTGCTCATCTGTAGTCCTCAAATAGGTTCGGCCTCCATGTCACTGTCATCCGCTAAGAGCAAGGAGCCAGGCATGGGGCCGAAAACGAAAAAGCCCCGCACGATGGCAGGGCTAATAATTAGGCATGAAAAAACCGACTCGATGGTCGGCTTCTGGAAGCGTCTCGCTGCGTTCACAGCAGTTCACGCTGCTATAAAACCATGCCTATTCCGCGCGGAAAAGTCTTTTTAACCCTCGAGCAGGTGATTTTTTGACCTAACGTGCCTATTAGCCTTGACAACGAACTGCATAGAAGTGATACATGGCGCTATGATGGCCACATCAAAACAGCCGTTCGAATTGCACTTAGCCAAACGCAAAAAAACAAAACCCACTAAAAAGATTTTTATGAACGAATTCCTGCGCCAATTACTAAACGATCCATTCTCTAGCTATACAGCGGCTGTAACAAGCTTTGTAGCACTCATCTTATCGGCGACATTGACATTAAAATCAAGACCATTCCATCGCCTAACCAAAAACATATCAAAACTTTTCCTATACGACGAGTCTGACTCTTCACAATCAAAGAACTATTTAGAAAGACTTTTCTACTTAGAGATACAACTTGAAAACTTGCAAAAAATAATTTCAAGCAAATCAAGCGAGAGTAGAAGAGAAGCAATTGATACGGAACTTGAGATCCAGTTATCACGCGACCTACCTGGACTGATCGCTAAAAAAATAGAAGAAACTAAAGCAATTGAGAATTCATTAAATGAAGAAGTCAAGTTAATCATTGAAGAATCAGTATCGTCTTATCTGACGCAACACCCGCCGTCAAAAATCCTTCAAGAGCAGCGAGAGCAAAAACGTATAAAAGATCGAGAAAATCGAGGCTCGATTCTCGAAACCACGATTCAGGAGCAAATGCGTAGTGCCGGCAGGTTAAAAACGGTCATGATCAACCTGTTTGTACTATTCAATATTGGAGTACTATTAATCTACTTCTTTGCCGGAGAAGCTCTCAGTGATAGAGCAGTCACAGCAATCATCGGCTTATATGTCAGTTTAGCCGCATTTATTGTATATATTTATAGGACATCAAATTTTCGCTCCTCAGTACTTCTAGCTCTCCACGAAGATGGAAAGAAATACTACGATGCGGACGAATACCTTAAAAGACTCAAGCCCGGGGCGTCTCCAACAGATAGAGATGTAGAGGTTTTAAAGCTCTTACTCCTCAATCGATCCGAGCGAGAAAAAATGGCGGACCATCCTTACGAGCTGATTCTAAAAGGAGTTACAAATTCGAACATTCAACTCAAAGGAGGAAAGATGATCAGCTCCGCAAAAGGGGAAAAATAATTCCAGTTGTAGCTATGGTATTAGCTGAGCAAGCAACAGCTAATACCATACAATTGATTTAGGCAACCTCCCGAATATAGCTTACCGCACAATCAATCCAAGCATCACCCGCTCTAGCCAACGCATGAAAATTCACTTTACTGACTCCTGGAGCAAACTCCCCCCCTTCACTTTAGAGGCCATTGTACACCGGAGTTTTAAACCAAATCATACCGTCCTTAGTATCCCACACGTCATAAACATAACCATTACCATACCCCCCATTAATCCTATTGGCGGGGTGAACATCATACTCACACGCCTCCAAATATTGATAATTTAAGGACATTGACTCTTGCTGAGTTCTTGCATTTTTAAAGAAAAATGCTGTTTCCTTTGTTTTCCCATCGCCTTCCGGAATCGGTTTTTTGCTTGCAAAAACGTTGGTTATTTTTGCTCCTTTCTGAAAGCAAATCTCTACATGATTGTGTGCGCGCCAAGTAAGGCTCGGGTAAAAAAAACCGCTTATTTTTGCACTAAAATCAAGTAACCCAACAGCAATAGCCGCAATTTTTAAAATTGTTTCATCAGAGTTCGTCCGACTTCCTATCTTACCTTTCCCTAGCTCTCCAGCGGAGATAAGGTAATTATTTCCAAAATTGGGATGAACAAACTCACACAAATAATCATAGGAGTCCGAAGCATCCAAAACCTTCAGGCTTAAGGCCTTTATCGCTGTATTAACATGAATCGCCTCAGATTCTTTAGTTGAGTCTTTCGTTTTTCCCTTGCCAGCATATGTGCGCTTCAAAACCTGTTCAGCTTTAGCAATCACTTTATCTATTTTTTCCGGTGACCCCTGATCCTTTAGGTCATTCAACATCTGCTCAACTGCATCCATGCAGTACGTTAGCGTAGCGACTTGTTCCAAAAGTGAGCGACAGTTATTTGCTAGCGACAGTGGGTTATTTGTCTCTAGCGCGTCAAGAACTCCTTTCGCAAGCAAATAATATTTATATTTAAATAGTTCAACACAGTAAAATGAATGATCCGCAACATAATACAATCGCTGAGATACCACATTTAGCGGCGGGCGTAAATTTTCGGACTTCTTCTTAACTACAGCTCTGAGCCCCTCAAATCTACTGTCGTGATCCCTCAGAAACTCTTGGCTCTCAGCTTCCTCAATATACTCACCCAAAAACTTTTGAATCGAATCAGCCTTTTCCATATTCCTTCCCTAGGGGCGCGCATGACAATCAGAGATCAAACCCTGATCAAAGATCATAGATTAACAGGTAGCACTAACAGATTGAATCCAGACAAGCGTTGTATCGATTAAACCATTCGCCTTTAGAAAATCAACTAAACCTCAGCTTCACCTTATGCTAGCTAGGCTGCAAGTCTCGTGCTGCTGACCGCACAATCAATCCATGCTGCCCCAGCCCTCGCCAACTCCCTCGCCTTTCCCTCACTCATGCCGTAATGCTTACCCACTCGCACCATCGGCCATTTGAGACCGTAATATAGCCAGATAATGTCGCCCATCTGTTGATCACGACGCGATAGCTTCGCTACAGCATTGTCGATAGCAATAGCCCAATCATCAGTGATGCAATAGTTCTTGGTCGACGATGATCGTGGCACCGCCTGACGCATCAGCGCAAACGTAGGTGATGTGTAACCTGGCACTCCCATGCCATCCATCCTCCACCAACCCCATTGCTCGAGCAAATACTCGGTGTCACCCAACGGTCGTCCTGCCGGCTTACGAATCATCATTCCCTTCAATCCCCTGTGTAATTTGTGCCGCCTGCCCCTAGGCGGTTCGATTGTTTGTATGGGCTCTGTGGCTCGCTCGTCGATGGCGAACCTTTCAGTACTGAAATCTCTCTCTGAGCATTCTGTAATTTGAAACTTAACTGGGTGACCAACTCGTCGGAAGAAAGCACCAACTTGCTGCCCTGAACAAGCCAACCTGAACCGTTGCAATCAGCACAAACCAGCTCATAGAACAGCCCCTTCACTACTGCTTTCCCCTTGCAGATCGAGCAGGGCTCCAGCTCGATCCGTTCCCGCTTAAAGCCAGGTACTGCCCCTTTCTGCATGTTTTGAAACCTCGCCTATGGTTGTTTCTTCAATGGCCTTGCAGGCCTTATGGTCTGTGGCTTGCAGCGAATTACCGGAATCTTCAAATCTAAAGCCGGTCAATCCATGAATCGCTGCAAAGCCTTTCTGATCTAGATGCGCGTGCCACTGCTCGAGAGCATCACGCTTGCGGCTCATCACGTCCGACTGGATGTAAACCTTCACGTTGTGGCCCATCGCGTGGTTGATCAGCAGCTCACCAATCAGGTGATCGATGCCAAGGTCTGCCCATCCGGTGCGCGCCACCTTGCGCAGGTCGTGGCTGGTCCAATCGCCTTGCCCCAGTCGACGAAACACTGCGCAGCCCTGAGCCTCGCCCAGCGCCTTGCCATTACGTGCCGGGAACAGGCACTGGCCCTCATAACCTCGAGCGTATTGGCCTTCTCGATACCGGGTCAGCAGCGTGCATACTTGCTCGGTCAGAGGCAGGTGATGCTCGACACCGGTTTTCGTATTCTCGGCCGGGATGAACCATTCGCGTTCGGCCAGGCTGATGTGCGACCAGCGCGCCATCCGGGTTTCACCGATCCGCGTGCCATGGCAGAGCATCATCAGTGCGAGCATCGAATCCAGCGGCGCGGTGCTCATGACTTCGGCCAGTTGCCCGAGCAGGCCTTCCAACTGAACGCCGCGCAGACGGGACGGCTTGATGCCGACCTTTGCCTTAGAGAAGTCGTTGAACCGGATCGCTGCCATCGGGTTAGGCGTGATCATCCCCAGCTTGGCCGCCTGCCGGAATGACAAGGCCAACAGCTGAAACGCGGAACGCACGTAGTCGATGGAAACCGTCTCCTGCAGCGGCCACATCAGCAGGGTGTCGAGAGCGGCCTTGTCGATGCCGATCAGGGGCAGCTCGCCGAGGCGCGGTTTCAGGTGGCACTTGATGATCGAGGCGCCGGTGTTTTTGCGTTTGGTCGACAGATTGCGATCGCGCGACATGCGATCAGCGAACCAGTCCAGCAGTTCGCCAACAGCGGTCCACTTCGACAGGCTCGCGCCCTCCCCGGCGGCCAGACGCAGCCGAAGCGACGGCAGCGCCGCTACAACCTGTTTGTGAGTCAGCTCGGGGAACGTGCCGATGGGATTCCACTTGCCCTTCAACACCAGGTACCACGAGCCACCGGTTCGAGCCTTGTTGAAGCGCAGGTAAAGGCCCTTATTCTCGATGTCGCGTACGTCCTGTACGGTGCCGGCCACTTGGCGCTTGATCTCAGCTTCGGTGATCTTCACCGCGGCGGTACTCATGCGGCCCCCTTCACGGTGAGAATTCCAGCCCTGATCAGGGCTTCGTGGGTTTCTGCGATGGCGCGCGGCACGTCCTGCCAGTCGATCTTGCCGGCGGTGCGGCCGTCGATCACGTCGTGGCAAGCGCTGCACGCGTACACCGCCACGGTGTCAAAGCCTTTCATGCCCATGCCCTTCTGCCCGCAAGGCAGATGCGCGAGGACGGTGGTTTCTGGATTGTGGTTGCAGATTCCCGGCATCCGGACGGTGCATTCTTGGCCGTTGGCGGAGGCGCGGAGCTTCTTCGAGGTCACGCGCATGGCGGTCTCCCCTTCGTGACGTCGACGACTTCGTAGGTACCCGGCCACATCCATGCGCCGTAACGCCTGGCCATGGCCTCATCCGCGAACAATGCCAGTGCGTGATCCGGCGGAGAACTCAGGTCAACCTTGAACGAGCAGCAGAACACCGCGAAACGGTATGTGGACGGGTCGGGAGCAGCGAGTCGCCTTGTATTCATCAAAACGAATCCTTTTTGCGGTAACGGCTGGCTAGGCTGGTGACTTTTTCCGGCTGTTCGACAGGCTCTGGCTTCCACCCAGCAGCAAGATTTTCGAAGCGGTTGAATTGACCAAGAAACGCCGTGCGGACAGTGCCCATCTCGATGTCGCGCCCCTTGCCGATGATTATTTCGGCAATGCCTTTGGCTTCGGTGTTTTCGTGATAGACCTCGTCGCGATACACGAAAAGGATCACATCGGCGTCCTGCTCAATGGCTCCGGACTCCCTCAAATCAGAAGGAATTGGGCGCTTGTTCGGACGCTCCTCGCATTTACGGGACAGCTGGCTGAGCAACACAACGGGGATGCTCAGTTCCTTGGCGAGCAACTTGCAGCCGCGGCTTATGCTGCTGACCTCTTCGGTTCGGTTGCCGCCCTCGCCTTCCACCAACTGCAAGTAATCGATCATCAGCAGGTCTAGGCCGTAACGCATTTTGTGGCGGCGAGCGAGCGAGCGGATGCGTCCAATTGACGAACCAGCTCGGTCAGCGATGTACAGCGGAGCGCGGCGAAGTACCCCGGCAGCGGCCTGTAGTTCAGTGCCGTGTGTCTCGCAGGCGGTTCCGTTTTTCACCAGCGTTAGTGGGATGCGCCCCTCGGAAGCCGTAGCCCTGTCCACCAGTTGACCTTTGTTCATCTCAAGGCTGATGACGAGCGCTGATTTGTTCTGGCGTACCGCCGCATCGATTGAGAACCCCATGGCGAGTGTGGTCTTGCCCATGGCAGGACGGCCGGCAACGATGTACAGGTGATCTGGCTGCAAGCCACCCAGCTTTTCATCTAGATCTTTCAGGCCGGTCGATAGACCGATCAGCGTTTCACCGCGGCAATGACGATCATGGCGTTCCTGCCAGACCTCGATCTGGTCGACCAACACGTCCCCCACCTTGACGATGTCGTCATCACCCGAGCCGCAATCAATCGCCATGGCCGCAGCCTGAACAGCGGCAATCTTCGCCTGCGTGTCCTCGGTGCCCTGGGATATTTCCATCGCCTGGCTGCCAAGGTCGTAGAGCGCCCGGTCAATAGCCCGTTCACGAACGATCTGGGCGTATGTTCTGGCGTTAGCAATGCTCGGAGTGTTTTTGACGATTTCGGCGCAATAAGCGAATGCCGGGCTGCCGTCGTCCATCGAACCGACGTGATTACCCACAGTCAGGAAGTCAACCGCCTGACCAGCCGAACGTATAGCCATGATGCTGCGGTACACATCGGCGTTTGCCGGGAAGTAAAACGCCTCTGCGGACAAGTCTTCGCAAAGCGTATCGATCAGGTCTGGGCGCTGCATCATGGCGCCCAGCAGGCCGTGTTCAGCCTCGATGCTGTGAGGGTCACGCATGGTAGTTACCCTCAACGACCTTGACGAAGTTGCTCGGTGAAATCAGCCAGTCGAAGTTGCAGCGGAAAGGAGTGCCCCCGGAAGCGGATATCTCCCCCATGAGGAACTTGCTCGAACGCACCAAAGCGAAGTACTCAGCCCAGAACTGGAGATCCTGATGGACTTCGCTTTCGTTCCAGCGAGCACCGATCTTGGCGATCCGATCCTTGGTCAGCATCACAACGCGAGGAAACTCGGGAATGGTCTTGTTGAACAAGTCCACGATTGCCTGAGTCGGGCATTTCGTCTTCGAGACTTTCGGCGTTTGCTCATCGCCGACAAGAGGTGACGGTTCACTTGATGGTTCTATTACGGTTCTGGGTGCAGCTGCTGCGGGGGTTTCTGTAGTGAGCTGCGGGGGTGATGGTGCAGCTGCTGCGGGGTGCGACTCTCGCGGGGGTGCATATGCTGCTGGGGTTAGGGTGTACATTGTCGAACGACCCATTCGCTCACGAACTGACAGCAACCCAACCTGCCCCAGCCACTTGATTGCAGTTTGAACTGTCCGTTCAGCAAGGCAGGTTCGCTCCGAAATACGGGCAACCGAAGGCCAGCAGACGCCCTCGTCGTTAGCATTATCTGCCAGCGATATGAGCACAGCCTTTTGCGGGCCGCTCATGCCCTGCAACGGCCAACACAGACTCATAATGATGGTGCTCATGCAGAAACATCCTGGACAGTTGCCAGTGATGCCTTGAGGTGATTCAGGCATTGCCGGCAGAAGTGAGATTTGGATTCGTGCGAGTACTGCGAACCAACCATGAGGGCGGCATTCATCGCTGCAGACTGGCTTGCATGGTGGTGTCGAGACACTTTTGCAGACTGGCCATAAGGTGTCGCGACATCACCGGAACTGTTGACTCTGGGGGTCTTATTGGTCACTATTCACCTCGAAATGAAGTTGTACTAAGCCGCCCTGCCAGGCGGTTTTTTTATGCTTGCAATTCAGGCGGCTTTGACCGAGCTTTCAAGCAGATGCAGGCTTTCGCGGACATGACCGATCTCGTTGAGAATGTCGGTCTTTTCACTAACCGAAACGTGCTGGTCATCCAGTGCTTCGTGCACTGCGATAGTCAGGTCTGCGACTTCTTTGCCGACGTGCACCAGAGACGCGGTCAGCTCTTTAGGTGCCGGAGCGATCTTTGGAACGAGTTCAAAACCGAACTGATCGGCCAAGGCTTTCAGCGGACGCATGTCCTCGGTGTGCAGCAAGATTCCGAACAGGTGCTCAATAGTCAGGTGGTGCGCCGCGTTGTCCGGGTTCGAGCGCTGGAGCAAGCTCACGTGTGCCATGCACATCTTCCCGGCCAACTCCTCTGCCCCACTTTCCTTGACTGTGGTGTGACAAGCCCTCAAGAAATCTTCCATTCGTAAACCCTCAAATTTGTTTCCGTGGCGAGTAGCAACCGCAACCCACAGAATGTTCTTCATCGATTACGCAACACTGACCGCGTTTTTTGGTTCTGCGCATAGCTCGCGGGCCGATATGAGGCCATTGGTAAGCTCTTCTGCTTTGAACGCCGTTTTCGCGCTCATGGAATAGGCACCCGTGACCCAGTAGGAAACCGCGGCTTGAGTAACCCCCAGCGCAAGAGCTGTTTTGGTCTGCCCGCCGAAGTGCTCGACGAGCCTTTCGATAGGGGTCATAAAGAGCCCTCCTAATAAGCATGCTTATATCGTATGAAGAAGGAGGCTTATTTGCAAGGGCATAAGGGAACTTATAAATTACGGACATGACGACACTAGCCGAACGCATGAAGCTCGCACGCAAGCATGCGAACCTGACCCAGAAAGCGCTGGCCGATAAGGCTGGAGTAGAGCAACCCGTAATTTCGCAATTGGAGACAGGAAAAAACCAGCAGAGCGTCCATCTCGCGAAATTTGCCCACCTTTGCGGTGTCAGTGCGATCTGGCTTTCTGATGGGATTGGATCGATGACAGACAAACTGTCGGGCGACTCCAACGTGAAAATGGCACCACAACCCGCCCAGCTTTATCGATACCCAGTAATCAGTTGGGTTTCCGCTGGTTCTTGGGAAGAGGCCGTTCAACCATACCCTGACGGATTCTCCGATCGCTACGAGCTTTCAGATTACGACTCGAAAGGACCAGCGTTCTGGCTCGAGGTGAAAGGTGACTCGATGACGGCACCGTCAGGGGTCAGCGTTCCTGAAGGCATGATGATTTTGGTGGATACAGAAGCCGACGTTAAGCCTGGAAAATTGGTAATCGCGAAACTCCCGGCCAGCAATGAGGCTACCTTCAAGAAACTTGTAGAAGACGGTGGTGTGCGGTATCTGAAGCCACTCAACCCGGCATACAGAATGGTCGAGATGGATGAGGACTGCCGGATAATCGGCGTCGCCGTTCGAATGACCGGCAAGCTCTAGGCGTTGACCTTGTTATCGAAGCCCGCCACCCGGCGGGCTTTTTAATGTCCGACCTTCAAAGGAGTACAAATGTACTCCATACACATTGCCGTTTTTCCAAGGATGAAATACTGTTTATACATACAGCAACACCAAGGAAGATGGCATGAATCAAAGCAATACAAACGTCGCCGGCACCCATAGCTGCTATGAACAAGTAGGCCGAAGATTTCAACGAATGTTGTCAGATCCGAGAGTGCAGAAGTATCAAGCAATCACCATAACCAGGCGCGAGGATGAAGCGCTGGAAGCTTGGAATCGCATCTTGCAAGAACTTGATGATACGGACGGTATAACGGTGGAAAGGCTGGATATTGATAGCGTACGGATCGGCTGGAGGAGATACCTCGACTACTGAAAGAAGCCCGCTCAATGCGGGCTTTTTATCGTCACGAGTAAATTTTATAAGTTTACTTATTGACGAGTGCTGATAAGCAAGCTTATATTTGATTCAAGCCGTACAGCACGGCCAGCAGTGAAAGCTACGCCGCTCTTTAACAGTCAGCGCAACAAAAAAACCAACAGACCGCATTGCCTCTACCGGCGACCGGCGAGCAGACAGGCCCGAAAGCCTGCCAACGACAGGGAAAACCTTGTACGGCTGCCCGATGGTGAAACGCCAGAACCGAGTGAATGACCCGGCAAGCAATGCGCCCCGCCCCTTCCGGCGGCAATTGGACGGAAAGCATCACTGAGCAGCCTTCTCGCGAGGACTGCTTGGGATGACAACCGACAGGTAATCAACCATGAAGCACGCAACAGAAATTGCTCAGGTCGAAATGCACCCACTGATGAAACAGCGCGTCGATGTTCTGCGCGTCCTGATGATTCGTACCCAGGCAGCACGCGAGACGTTTGCGCGACTCGCAGGCCTAGTGATGCCGGAGAAGAAGGTTCGCTACCAGGTGAAGACGGTCGGCAAGGCCTACCACATCGTCGAGCTGACCACCGACAAGGTTCGCGGCTTCCGCTTCAGCTACAAGGAGGCGGTCAACTTCGCTCAGACCCTCGAAGCGCGTGCCGACCGCAACAAGACCACGGTGCCGGGTGAGCTGAAATGATCGGTGTACCGCAACCCAGCCCGCGAGACCAACTGATCGACAGCCTGAACCAGCAGCTGGATCAGTTCTTCGGCTCTGGTAAAACGGTCGAGCAAGTCGCCGCCGGGGTCAGTGGTGAGCGCGAAGCGATGTTCGGAAGTGCTCACGCTTCTAGGCTGCGAGCCGAGCGCGACAAGTTGGCGCCGCGCATGAAGGAACTGGTCAAGGCCGGTAAGACAGTGATCGAAGCTGCGACCGAAATGGGCATAGCGTCGAAGCGCGCCCGGTTGATCGCCCGTGAAAACCGCATCACCTTCCCGGACCGCCTTGAGAAGTTTCAGCAGACAGGTGCAGCATAGAAATCAAGGCAAGGAGTTCTTAATTTCAGTGAAAACATCGCTAATAACTTTTGGCAAAACACCTTTAGCAGCCAGTTTTTTTCTAGTATCCGAAACGCTTCTACCCATTGAAAGCTCTTTCAGCACCATACCTTTAACAACCTCATGAGTCTCGTCCCTAGAATACAACTTACTGATCTTATCCAGACCACTATCAGTCAAAGGCAAATCACTAGCCAAAGCACTTCTTACTGACGTAATCACGTCACCAGCCGTATCCTCGGTATATACCGAAGTAATATATGGAAAGAAAGTCCCATCAGGTTGCGCTATGAGAATTTTAAGCTGACCATTTTCCGCTAAAACTCTAAAAGTCGAGTCCGAAAACAAATTACGACTATTAATGTAATTAAGAATATTACGACTTACATGCTCATCAAGCTCTTTAGCCCTTTTAACTTCATCCGAATTATTTACAAAACTTTCATGCTCAGAAGGTAGCGGGTTATTTTTAACCTCGTTGTAAGCAGCCAAGAAATCCGCCCCTTCATCTACCAACTCATTTTTTTCCAATGAAATAACTTCCTCACTATCTTGAGGCGGAGAGCTAACTGGAACTTTCGCGAATTCGTCGACTTTTTGTTGTAGCTCTGAGACCAGCTCTTTCAATCTCGAGTTTTCGGATATTTTTGAGTCGATTTCACTTTCATACTTAAGCTGACTTTCCAACGCCTCCCTTCTGATTTTTCTAGCCTGCTCTTTAGAAAGTGGACTTTCATCATCAATAGACTGTTGAATTTCCTTCAATCGCCTCTGCTGAATTTTTACGTGCCTATAGATATACTCAGCTGGTATTGGATACAAAAATATAAGAAAAAGACACGTAATCAGCGGCAGAACCGCTCCATGCATGACAACACTCCACACACTTGGGAATATATTCATATCTATATAAACAATTTTTTCATGACTCGACATGCCGGATAAAACAACCAATAAAAATTTGTAGTTCCATCCGCACCACGATAATGCAAAAGAGCTTAGCAGCGGAGAACTCACTCTTTCATATAACTGTGCTTTTACAGCCGTAGTGAAATCCTCAATCAAAGTAGCCGCTCCCATTTTTCATCGAATTTTTCAATATTATACTTGTGACGCGAATTCTAGTCGGAACCATCAAATTCGAGTATAGGTTCAGATCCTCCCACAAAAAAGCCTTCAATTCTGTCTGCGTACTCAAACGCCTCACTTCTGCGACAAATAGCGAAATCCAGCACTGCTTTTGCACGCGCCCTCCTAGTTGGGTAGTGCGCCTGTATCCAAACAGCACCCAACGAGCTTAGGGCGCCGATCGCCAAGCCGATGAGGCCTGCTACTGCAGCATCCAAAGAGTTCTCCTTGATCAGGCTCTATGCCGGGCCGAACACAAATACCGCAACGGGGGGGCAATACGCCAGATCAGACAACGCTGTGCGGCTCTACGATTCGATGTCCCGACTCCATGTACCTGGCCAGGTCGATCACCTCCCGAAGGAACACGACCACCTCAAGCTTCACTGCGTCGTCCGGCAGCCCTATCCGC